GGAACGATCGTCTGCCCAGCGGCGGTGGTGCTCACGTTGGTTCCGTGGGCGACGACGAGGGACGCCGAAAGCGCGGTCATGACTCCATGACGGCTGTTGGCGGCGTTGTTAGCCAGCTGGGTGACGACGAACGAGGCGGGAAACGTCTCGATCTTCGGAAGCACGACGGTGCCGCTGGCGGCAAGCGTACCGGTCACGTAGAGGTTGCTGGACTCGCCGCGAAAGTCAGGAGCGTACGCGGCAGCGGTGCTCATCGGATTGATGCTAGCAATGGTGTTTGCCATGTGTTCTATTCCTTGTGGTTGGGGTGGGGCCCCGAAGGGCCCCTTGGTTCATTCAGGATCAGGTGCCGGCGATCTCGTACGCGCAGTACGGACGCAGGGTGCCGCCGCCGGTCATCATCTTGGCGACCATGAAGTCCGACTGACGACGAACGTCGCGGAACTTCTCGGTCGAGATGCCCATGAGCTGAAGCACGGCGATGGCCTGCTTCTGGAAGACGACGCCGCCAGTCCTGGCGAAGTTGCCCTGATACTTGGTCGGGCCGGTGGTGATGTTGCTGGAGGGCAGGTGGTTCGACGCGTAGACCGGAACGCCGAGGACGTCGATGGGCACGTTGTAGCCCTGACCATCCTGGATGCGCGGACCAGCAGCGCCGGTGTCGTTGCGACCCCAGAGAGCCTGGGTCGAGAGGTTCTGCGGTCCGCTGTTGTAGTACGGAAGACCGAGCTTGCGAAGAGCGTAATACAGCGGAACGTTCACGACCGCGCAGCGATCGTTGGTGGGAACGTCCTTCTTGTCCATCTCTTCGCTGATGGCGCCGATCGCCTCGACGAGCATCGCGGCGTTCTGCTCGAGACCCCAGTTGGTGTCGTCGAAGTCAGCCTGAGCGCCGTAGTAGGTGTTGCCACCGATCGGGAACGAGTTCGTGCCCGAGTCGGCGCCGGTACGGGCGGCGTTGAGAAGGAGGATCGCGATCTTGCGATCGAGCTGACGGGCGAGCTCGCGACCGCACTCGGTGGCAAGCTCGTTGCGGACATCGAAGTGGCCGAGGGCCGTGTCGATGTCGTCGACCTCGAAGTGCGACACGAGCGGACGATCATCGAGGGTGATCGTGTACTCCTTGGTCTCGACATCGAGGCCGAGGAGCTCAGTACCGGCCTCGTGGTATTCTGAGCCGATCTTCCAGGTCGCCGGGAACTTCATCGTGTTGCCGGAGGAGATGGTCTTGTAGTTGACCTTGTCGAGGAACTGGTTGTACTCCTCGAAGGCGGTGAGGACCTCTCCGCCGAAGACCGGCAGGAGCATGTCCGTCGCGGTCGGCGAAGCGTTTGCGGCGTTGGAAAGGAAACGAATCTGATTGCTGGTAGCCATTGCTACTTGTCCTTGAAAACTATTCCATGTGTTCTTGCCTCTGCTTGATTGTCGCACGGATTGTACGGCACCATGCCGTGTCCTGCGGTCGCGCTTCGGAAAGCCCGTGTGGGATTCGACACCCACACACCCGCGATGCGGGATCCTGCTTAGATGAACGGGCTGCTCAGGTCAGGCCTGAGTGTCTCCCTTGGAGGGATCGGGAATCTTCACGGCCAGCGAAGCGCCGACCTCGATTCCCTTGTTGTAGGAGTCGCGCTTCTCCTTGGCCAGCTTGTCCGCATCGCCGGGGCGGCGAATGAACAGGCCGGTCAGGAGGCTGAGACCGCCGACGAGGAACGCGCCACCGGGAAGGGTGGGGGCAACTTCGTGGGCGGCGACTAGACCAAGATCGACGAACGACGAAAGGACGGCATGCCGCTCCTGCGCGTCGGCGACGGCGTAGGAGAGCTGCTCGCTTCCGGTTCGAACGAAGTTCTGCCAGTCGGTCACGATCCGGTTGGCATCGGCAAGGGAATATTCCTTGTCCTGACCGTTGGCCGGAAAGCCGGGCTCGATGGCGTACTTGACGTTGGTGGGAACGTCGAGCGACGTCATCTTCTGAAGATCGCAACCGGACGCAATTGCCATGAATGCAACGAGCGTGATGGTGAGGATGCAGAAGAAGGCGGCGGTCTTGTTCTCTTCGACGATGGTCTTGATGTTACTGATCATGCTTGGTGTTTCCGGTGATGCGGATTCGATCCTGAACGAGAGCGGTGTACGTCGGGTCAACGCCGTAGCGCGGATCCCGGATGGCAGAGGTCATCTCGCGACGATTCGCGAACGGAACGACGCCCGGCGATGGGCGGGACGCTCCGTTGACCTGGGTTGGCTCGTCCTTGGTCGGGCTGCTAGACGCCATGCGCGTCTTGAGCCCCAGAAGGACGTTCTGCCAACCCGGACCCTGAAGGGCCTGATTGGTCGCTTCGCGCTCTGCATCACTGAGCGAGTCGCGGGCCCAATCCAGGACCATCTTGAGGGACTCCTGACCGCCGACGACCTTGGCGGCCTCTTCGGCTGCCTGACGCTGGCGGTACTGGATGCCTGTGACGTAGTTGTCGACGATCTCCTGCGGGATGCCGAACTTCTGGTTCAGCGCCGCCTTGGTCTCAGGAGAGACGGAGCCGGTCGCGGCGATCTCCGCTCCGACCTGACTCCAGACATCGACGGTAGGCGCTGCCGGCTTATCGGGCACGGCAAGCTTGTCTACCTGTGCCGGAGGCGCCTCTTGGGTCTTGCTTTCGCTGGTCGTGGCCGGGTTGATCTCGGGCGTCTTCACCTTCTGCTGAAGCTTGGTGATCTCGGCCCGCATGTCCTTCCACGACTTGATGAACTTCTCAGGATCTCCGCCAAACTGCGGAGGAAGTGTCTGCGGGTTGGATCGAGCATACTTCTCGACCGCCGCAAGTTCCTGCGACTCCACGGTATCGACCTCGGAGGCGGGAACATTCTCTGGGGTTTCGCTCATTTATTACTCCACCTGCGCCTTTGCCTGAGTCTCGGCGATGCCGCCAAGGCTGCTGATCATCTGCTGCGCAGTCATTGCTTCGATCGACTGACGTGCCTGTTGCTGCTGTTCGTCCTGCAGCTGCTGCGGCGTCTTGACGAGGCCAACCGGCTCAAGGCCGAACGACGACGTCCACTTGACCGCCCAACCGTACCAGTCGATGTACGGCTGAACCGCCTGAACCTGTCCGACGACGTTCGCCCACTGGGCAAGCATCGAGTTCTGGACCTCGCGGTTCAGGGCTTCAAGTCCAGTGCGAACCTTGAGCGTCAGCATCTTGTCGGAGGTGACAAGACTGACAAGATCCTTGGGAAGGAGTCGGTCGCGTGCCATGAGGACCATGCAGCGACGGACGATTGGAATCTGAATGTCTCGGGCCATACCAGAGAAGATGCCGCCAAGAGTCTGGTCGAGCTCCTGCGCAACCTCGCGGATCTCGGTTGCGGTGACCCGGTCTCCGGAGCGCTGAACAGACGACTGGAGGAGGAAGGTCCTAGCCAGGTTCTGGGTCAGGTCCTGACGGACAGCCGCCATCGGGCCGAGGTCGATCTGCTTGGCAAGCTGGATCGCGAACACATCCGCCTGACGGGCCGGGACAAAGTCCCCATTCTCCGTCGACTGGAGGTCGGACACCTCGGTGATACCCGTTGGGTCCACGCCGATACGGAATTCCGCATTGGCCGAAGCGGCCTCTACCAGAGATTTCGTAAGCGACTCGAGAGTCCTGATGTCCCCGATGTGCTCCTCGCACAGGGAGCGACCGTAGTCCTCCCCCGCGATCCGAGACCAAACCTGGGGAATGTATGGGTTGACGTCGTAGGTTCCGCTGTCGACCACCTGACCGCAGAACTCTACCGTGACCGTCCACTTCTTCGAATCCGGATTCCAAAGGACCTCCGTGAAGTACGGCTTGTGATCCGGAGACGGACCCGACTCGGGCGAGCCGTAGTCATCCATCTTCGAATCGTAGCTCCATGATTCGGGGATCGCATCAGGGTCAACCCACTCGCGAAGGATGATCCGGTAGACGCGACCGTCCGGGTACCGCTGCACGACGTAGTGGTCTACGCGGTGGACCCGGAACTGGTAGTCATCGGTGCACTGGAACAGCGCGTCTCCGATGACGATCAGGTGCTGGAACAGGACGAACAGCTCCTGACGGAGGTTGGTCGACGCCAGCTTGTCCATGATCTTTCGATCAAGACGGGAAAGCTGGGTGAGGGTCTCAGTCTGGTCGACGCCCTGAGGGACGTACTGCTGGTCGATCTCGAGGTTGAAGAACGGGGTCTGGTTCAGCGGATAGATGGCGCTGACCATGCGGGACGCAAGGGCCATGACGCCTCGGGCCGGAAGGCTCGAGTAGACGTCGGGAAGCTCCATCGTCTCGGTGAACCCCTCTTCGGGGTACAGTCCAGGAACGGTGAGCCTGGCGCAATCCTGTCCGCGCTGCAGTTTGTTTGTTCGGCGGCTATCAAGCCGCTCGAATTCTGTCTGGATCTCGCCCTTCATCATCGGCGTCTTCCTTGGCTAGGGGGCGGGATCGTGATCCCGAAGCTGGCCTGGGTCACTCCGAGATTGGGAGCCCAGAACCAGCTATTGTTCTTGTAGAACTCGCTTTGCGCGGTTCCTGACAGCTTGGACGGATCGAACGTCGGGTCGAACCGTGCGGTCGCCTGACGGGTGGCGTCGGGGACGGGCGACACGCCCTGAACCTCAAACGATCCAGTCTGAGCCCGTACGGCCTCCCGTGTCAGTAGTTCGTACGAGGCGACCCGCTCGACGAACCGTCGCTTCTCGTCTTCGTACTTGACGCGCTGGGCCTCGAGATCCGACTGAGCTTGGATCTGAGACTCAGACGGTCCTTTCGGTGCTCCCTTGCCCATGCGTCTGCCTCTTGTGAATCTGTTCAAGGTGTTCAACGACGCTGAACTGTCCGGATCGGAAGTCGATCTCACGGATGTCAACGCCGCGCGTGTTTGTGACCGGCTGAAACGACTTCTTCAACCATGCAACCAGAGCCGCAGAGATCGGCGGCGTTTCGGAGTTCGTCATGTAGTTCCTTGGCCGTCCT